TTGATATCATCACAGCACAAAATAATAGTTCCTTCGAGAAGTACTCGTACTTATTAGAAGGTCAAGGTAGTAGGAACAGAGCCTTTAGAAATCGACCCTCGCAGGGTAACTGCGTAAACAAGCTTCGGAAGAGCTGTCGAGCCGTGTAATAAATACCAGCAAACCTTGGAATAGTAGTAAATCTTTGAGTTACTCAGCTCCCTGCATAGTCCCCTGTTCGCGATGGTGGTATCTTTGCAAAGTTTGATATCAAGTAGTAAATCTATAATCCACGCAGATATTTTGTTAACTACATTAGTCCCTCCTGCGTTACCAATAGGAGCAATGTAGACCACTCAGTTTAATACTTCTAGTGGCTAAGTGAAGTATATAAAAGATGCAATATTAACATTTTCCCCCTCTCGCCTTTGAGATGTACATACAGCAAGGTTCGAGGGGTTTTTTATTTCCCACATTCCTCCACATCAAATTTCTGATGCCAAATCAAAAAAATCTCTTGACAAAATTCCTTAACTCCTGTATAATATTCATATTATGAAAAAGAACAAGAAACAAAATATAGTCGCAAAGTACGCCCGCAAATTCGTAAAGGCAGTGACTATGCGCGACAGAACAAAATACAGTAAAAAAGTAAAACACAAGGGAGAAGAAAAATGCAATTACTAGACATCATGCAATTAGATTCAGTAGACTTACTATCTCGCGAAGGCGAGCAGGGTACAGTTGGAGCGAGAATCCGCAAAGAAATCACACGCAGAAATGCAATCGGCTACTGGAAAGGAGACTTCGCCAAGCAAGTAGTAAAAGAACAAGAAGAAGAAGTATACATCATAGGTAGTAAAGTATCTATGCCAACTGCTCGCAAAGTCGAGAAGAAGATGGCAGGGAGAGGTAGATAGTGATAAAACTACATGAAAGCCAAAAAGGAGTGGTAGCCACAGGCAGACCAGCAGACTTCAATCTATACATGAATNATGGACACTTNGTTAAGTACTCNACCTTCCTAAGANTAAGAAGTCAATTCGACCCAGACTCAGTCGCAAAACGAGACGCATACAAACAATTTTTAAACAATCGCATGAGAGGAGAACATAATGCCAGCTAAATTCAAACCAACACAGAAAACATTAGTGCGAGGCACAAACAAAGTAATCACTACGCACTACTACCTTAAACAGACACCAGTAGAGGAACTAGTTAAGTACATAAACGACGGGCAAAAACCTAAAGTTAAAATGAAGTGCAGAAACGAAATCACACGCAGAGGTCTTAAACTCAACTGGATTCCAGTAGGAGAGTTAGTATAATGGCAGTGCGTTTTAGAAAGAATGCTGATAGGAAAGTTGTACGAAAGAAAACTTCTATCGGTGGTGGCAAAGTAGGTACATCAACCATGAACAAAAGCAAGAAGCGTTCGTTTAAAAAGTACAACGGACAAGGCAAATAAATGGCAAAGGTTATACAATTTCCAAGTAAAGTAGAAATCAACAGAGTAGCAAGACTACAAGAATTGAATGATGCATTAGACCGACAGGAACAAATGCTTCAAGATATGATGCGAGAGTTAGATATACTTAACGAGGAAATTGTCTCACTTACTACAGAGTATAATAGTATGTTGAAACAACTAAAAGATTTGGTTATGCAAACATAGTATTATATTTTATAGGAGAAAAAAATGTATAGACAAGAATGGAAACGAACACCCAACAAACATTACCACATTGGTCAAAAGACTAATGGAAGTACAATTACAAGAATCACAATGCCAGACACTTCTGACAGAGATGCGTATATTGAACAGTGGCATGGTACACCTCTTAAAAAGAACCCTCGCTACATGATAGTTACATTAGCTAGTGGTAAAACTATAAAATCCACAGACTTAGTACGAAATCTAAAAGATGTTGTGTAAGTGTGGTAGCAGGATATCACCTGCAAGACGAGAGCTTGGCTACAAGGTATGCTTAACCTGTGGCGAAGCAAGTGCAAAAACTATAGCGCACGCAAGAAAAAAGCAAGTAGGAATTACCTACAACAAAGGTGGTTATCAGTATATAACCGAAAACGATTTAAAAACATTAGGGAGATAAAATGGAACAACTAATACAAAAAGTCTCACAGTGGCATCACGATAGAAACCTAATCGAAGGTGCGACTAGCAAAGACCAAGTACTAAAACTAATCCAAGAAGTAGGAGAACTATCCGACAGCGTATGTAAACAACAAGATGTCAAAGATGACATTGGAGATTGTCTTGTTATACTAATAAACATTGCTGAAAGAGAAGGAACTACTTTGGAAGAAAGCTTGGCTGTTGCTTATGAGGATATAAAAGACAGAAAAGGTAAAATGATTGACGGCATATTCGTAAAAGAGGGGGACAGTTAATGACATATGATGAATTTGTATGGGCTTTTGTAACTGCAATTACTGTTTTTGCAATAGTTATGTACGTCATAGCAAACGATGGAGACGACGATGGGGCAGTATAAAGACTTAGTAGATAGACAACGAAAACTACTAGCAGTAGAAAAATGGCGACAAGGTGTAAAACTTATGAGTGGGGAATTTAAACCAGAGAAGAAACTTTGGACTACTACTTTCAATGATGAGTCTCAACTATTTGAGAAGCTACAAGATAATAAGTGGACATCAATAAAAAAACCTAGTGGCATGACTATTCAAGATTGCGTTGAGCAAATGAGTAGGGAGGAACAAGATGTTAAGCATTGGAAGTAAAATTTGTATACATATAGATTATGAAATGCAATTAGCAGAGGATATAGGACATCCAGAAATCATCAGGAATCTAGCAAAAGAATGGTTATTATCAACTAACGAAGTTGAGGATATCATTAAAGAACAAGAAGAATTTTTAACAACAACAGGAAAGGGGCAAATAGTATGAGTGTAAACTATACAGAAGAACAGGTAAACTATATGGTTAAAGCATATGAAACACAACCTACAAGAGAAACAGTAGATGCTTTGGCAGATGAACTCAACAAAAGTGTAAAATCTATCATAGGAAAGTTAAGTAGAGAAGGGGTATACAAGAAAACAGTATACAAAACAAAGACTGGCGAAGACCCCGTAACAAAGAAAGAGTTAGTAGAAGAACTAGCTGGGATACTTGATATAAGTACAAATTCTATAGTGGGTTTGGAAAAGAGTCCTAAATCTGACCTTAAAAATCTAGTAGATACTCTAAGGCAGTACGAAAGTAATGGTCAAGAAGGAGATGACGGCTATCAATTAATATGGAGAGGTGAATAATGGGAAGTAGAGATAAGCGATATGCTAAGATTTTTCCTAACAATGACAAACTTCGAAAAATAATATTAGAACATGGTCAGTATTTTGAGGTTGTATCTAGTCCACAACCTGAGCCACAATTACAGAATCAACTAGCTATTACTTTGCGTGATGAGAATATTACCTTCACGACACAAGTAGTAAACTTACGAATGATTCAAAGAGACTAAATAAAGCTCCGTTCGTCTAGTGGTTAGGACACATGGTTTTCATCCATGCAACAGCAGTTCGACTCTGCTACGGAGTACCACATGGTTTGGTAGTATAATGGTTAGTACCCTAGCTTGTCACGCTAGTAATCGGAGTTCGATTCTCCGTCAGACCGCCACATAAGCGAGATTAGTATATTGGATATTATGACTGGCTTCCAACCAGTAGAGGAGAGTTCGATTCTCTCATCTCGCTCCACTTTGGTTTAAACCTGCAACGGGTGTATAACGAACCAAAACGAAGCTACAAACCTGTAGCGGGTTCTCAAATCTAGGGATAATTTCAATAAACTTGTTCTTATACCCATATAATTTAATATAAGTACTTAAAGTGTATAAGTTAATGTATTATCTTCTTTAAAGTACATAGGTAAAAATAAATTTTCGCTTAGGCGCAATTGTAGTTAAGTGTTGAAAGTTGGGGATTGGTGAAAAGTCGTTATGAGTTAGTTGACTTTTCTTTGGTGTGATACGATTGGCATGGAATATCGTAAGCTCTATCTCCCAGTAATAAAAAACATCAAAGATGAATTCTTCCAGTCTCGCTTACGCTTCCCTCCAGAATTCAGTTTGAAATCCTTTAAATTGAGGTCGCTATGAGCAAGAGAGATAAGTTGATGATTGCCGTAGTATCTATCTTGAATTAGATAATAATATTATACCATGACTTTATCAAAAATACAAGAATCTTTTTTCGTAGGGGTATATAGAGATGGAAAGTTTTGGTGAATTTTGTGAGTAAAATATTTTATTTCTTGAATGGGTAGAGGGTTTTGAGTTTGTTCTCGTGCAATTTTTTATAAAGAGAAATTGTATCTCTTCCAAAACGAGACTGTTCAAAAATCTCGCTCGCAGAATGTAATATCAGTAAGAAATATACACATAAACCAAAGAAAGCTATCGACGATTTCTCGTAAAACTGTAGCGATTTCTTTTTAAGTTCTTTCATGCCTTGCTCTTTTGCGAGTATATTTTCTATATTCATTCGTTATTTTTTGTTGCCTTTTGACTGCGGCAGCTTTCATTCTTTTCTTCTTTGCTGTTGGTTTCTCATAGAACTCGAGTTCTTTTATTCTTTCTTTTCTGCCATCACGGTCTAACTTTCGTCTTAGTATTCGTATGGCTTTTTCTACTGGTAGTGTTTTACAATCAATTCTCATTTAATCCTTGGGCTCGTGTGAGGCGGCACAGGTCGTTGGCAATGTTGCATTGATTGTCAACTGTAGCTTGAAGAAACTTGTGTACCCATGCCATGTCAAATACAAATTCGGGGTCTACTGTGTTGAGTCCTTCTTTGTGGCATGCAGCAATAAGTGCAGTTGCTAACTTATCTGTTATTTCTTCTGACTTTTTCATTCTAGGGAATTCAATTATATTATCCATCCTTTCTCCTGTGAAACGCCCATCCTCTTTTTCGAAGATAGTTTACTTGTGAAGTTATACTAGTAGTTCGTCTTAACAATCTACTTGATAATTCGGTTATTGGTATTTTATTGTAAAGGTCTTTTAGCGTCTGTCGTTCTTTCGTAGACCATTTACCTCTTTTATAAATCATACTGTTATTATAACAAATCTTCATCCATGTGTCAACAACTATTTTTAGATACCCCTAATTTTTTACTTGACTTATGGTGAGAATTTTAGTATAATATATTCATTGGAGAAAAATTATGGATATAGATATAGCATACCTATTAATACTGGTATCATGCATTTACCTTGCATACAGGCACGGACATCAAGAAGGAATCGGAAAGACTTTAGACTACATGAAAGCGCAGGGCAAGATAGACTTCGATGACTAATCAAAAAATAGTTGTTGACTTTTGGTCTTAATTTTAGTATAATATACATAAGTGTAAGAAGGGTTTCTTGCACAATGGCGTCCATACCGAAAGGGTGGGCATAGTTTTACTGAAAAGAAAATTAGGAGAAATAATATGACGATTGATATTAGTAAATTTTGGCTTGGTATGAATAATGAGTGGTTGTTACACAACACTGATACATCATATCCAAGATATAACATTGTAGAGAATGTGGACACAGGCAACTTTCGAATAGAGGTTGCAGTGCCAGGTTGGTCTAAACAAGAACTTGAGTTAATTCATGATGATAATGAGTTGCTCATCAAGGGGAAAAAAGAACAGAAACTAAGTGAGAGTGAAAGATTCTCTCATCAAGGTCTCAGTCTTAAATCTTTTGAGCGTAAGTTTATGTTAAACACGGACTTAAAAGTAGACGATGTCGAACTAACAGATGGACTATTGACTATCGCGCTGTCTAAAACTCCAAATTCTAATCGGAAAGTATTGGATATTAAATGAAAACACTTATGAATAGTTTTAGACAAGTAGAAAAATATGAGGATGTATCAGACGCAGTCACAATGATTGGGTTAATTGGTATATTTGGATTGGCTATCGTAGCCAGTGCAGCTCCTCTATTTTAGTACGAGTCAAGACCTAAGTCGAAGGGGCAGGTCAAACTGCCCTCTCGCATTACTAATATTATGATAAATTGCACAGAGCCTGCATTAGAAAGGCTACAAAAGAAAGTAGAAAACAAACAAGTTTGGGGAATACGATTAATGTTGAAACCAAACGGATGTAACGGGTGGTCGTATGACTTGAAGTATTTGGAAGAACCAAATATGTCAAGTGATGCGGTGTTCTATGGTATTATTGCCGTAGACCCAATGACATTTAGTTATGTCAACGAAATCAATATAGACTGGGAAGAAAATGGACTGAATGAACAGTTTAAAATCTCCAGTCCACAAGAAACAGCCCAGTGTGGTTGTGGAGAAAGTTTTACACTATGAAAATATCACAAGAGGGCATTGCCCTTATCAAGAAGTTCGAAGGTTGTGAACTAGAAGCATACAAATGTGCTGCTGGAGTTCTTACAATCGGATACGGACACACCAAAGGCGTAACACAAGGTATGCAAATTACCAAGGCACAGGCAGATGAGATGCTAGTAGAAGAACTAGCTACTTACGAGACATATGTGTCAGACGCAGTAGACAATCAATTAGACCAGTGTATGTTTGACGCATTAGTGTCATGGACATACAACCTCGGTCCGACTAACCTACGAAGCTCAACTATGTTGAAAGTTCTAAATGCTGGGGAGTACGACGAAGTACCTGCCCAGATGAAAAGATGGAACAAAGCAAGTGGTAAAGTTTTAGAAGGATTAATCAGACGAAGAGAGGCTGAAGCATTATTATTTGAAGGCAAAGACTGGTCAGATGCCTAAGATAACACTCAGTGGAGAGAAACTAGCAATGGCTATGGCTCACGCTGCAGAAAGAGGAATGACCTTTGAGGAATATGTACAAGAATATGTATCATTAGCTCAAGAGGACATGAAGAAAAAACAAGATAAACAGGAGAAATAATGGATATATTATTACTAATGTTGTTAATTTGGGGATACAATGAACAACCCAAAGATGCACAAGAAGAACAACCAGAGATAGTTCCAGTACAAGAAGTAGAGGTACCTGATAACGCAGTAGATGTGGTAGCAGTTACTCAAACAGCAGCAGTGCTTACAGCAGTTGCTGAAGCTATGACAAGTACAAATACTACTGCTACTAGTACAAATACTAGCACTAATACAAGTACAGAAACTAATAGTGCGAGTACTACAGCTACAGAACAGGCTATCATTGATGAACTAAATAGCATGACTGAAACAACAACAGTTACAGCAACAAGTACAACAACTAGTAGTTCAACTTCTACATCCTCATCAACATCAACATAAGCAAATTATTAGTGCTACTCGTATGGGTAGCATTATGTTTTCATTATTACGCATACACACAGTATGTAACAGAGTTAGAAATAACAAGAAATATAGAGTTAGCAAATTGGCAAAAGCTAAACGCATTAGAGAGTACAATAAATGGACAAAATCAAAAAATTCTTCGAATCAGTCAAAAACTGGTGGATATGGCTGAAGAGCAAGTTTGTACCCCTTTATCAAGTAACAGTGAGCTTTAATAATGTTTGGGGAGACTCAGACGATCAAGTTTTTATAGTTAAAAAGATAATAACTCAAAAAGAAAAATTTTTAAAATTCAGAACAGAGAGTGGAGAAGTTATACAATTCTCTGGTGCTGAAGGACTCAACTACAAAATAGAGGAAATGTAATGAAATACATAGTATTAACAGCAAAAATAGGGCTATTGGCTCTCGTAACCTCCATGTTGCTACCTTCGGGCGCATCGTGGTTCATAGACTTACTAAATAATAACAGTCAATCAATGGGATTAGTAGTTATATTATGTTTAGTAATAATAGCAATAGGACATCAAGATGACCTATTAGTAGCAGGTAGCAAAGGAATTACTGATGAGTATACAACTTCTTCAGGAAAAGTAAAGACTGCCAAGAAATTAAGAGAGGAACACATAGTATGAATCAAATGTTATTAGCTTTTTGTTTAGTTTTAGGTGGTACAAGCTATTGGCTT